GATCTTAACCCTCTCGACGAAGTGCATTATAGTAAAGTTCTTTCTACTCTTCCAGGTAAGGTCGTCTGATATGTCGTATAGGGTGCTGCTCGACTTGGTATCTGATTTTCTGAGACCGCGGCCGATGGACTGCAGGTTTCTTACCTTAGACTTAGATGGGCTGGAGAAGATGACGCTGTGAAGGTTCTTGATGTTTACTCCGGTACTGAACGTACCGTAGCTCGCGACTATTATGCTTCTCTTCTCTTTCTCGACTATCTTTCTGATCTCTTCTCTCTCCTCGCCCTCTACGGAGCCGGCGACGAAGAACACCGGATACTCAGACTCTCCCTTGATCATGTCGTGGAGCACCTTGCCGTGCTTCTCTACGTATTGAAACAGGAGTAGGGTGTTGCCTTCGAGCGACAGGACTAGGTTCTTTATGAAGCGGTTGCGGGCCGGATTCGTGACCAGCCAGTCCATCTCGGCCTGATAGTCCATCTTAGACACGAGCTTCTTAGACTCATCTGAGTAGTTGAGTACTATGGCCTTGATGTCGAACTCAGCAAGGTGCTTCTTCTCGATGAGCTCAGCGGTAGATACTACCTTCTTTACCCTGCCGAACAGCCCCTCGAGCACCAGCTCGTTTGTCTCTGACCCGTCGAGGGTTCCAGTAAACCCGAAGCGGTACCTGCACCCGCTGAGGTTAGTCATGATAGACGTCAGCGACTTGGCCTTGAACAGGTGTGCCTCGTCGCCTATTACGACGTCAAATCTCTCAAAGTATTCTTTAGGTAGCTTGTATATGGACTGCCAAGTGGAGATAGTGATGGGTCTATCCGTATACTTGTCTTGTCCTCCAAAGACTCTGTGTACATTAGAAGCCGAATCAAAGCCGTAATCAGCGAAGTCAGAATAAAGTTGACTAACGAGAGAAGTAGTGGGAACAATAATAAGGGTCTTAGCATCGTAGTACCTCGTCAGCAGGTAGATTATGAATGACTTGCCAGAAGCAGTCGGCGATAGTAGGAGAGCTCGGCGGTTGCGTACGCCGTATACGAAGGCATCTAGCTGGTAGTCTCTAGGCTTTAGAGTAAGGTCGAGAGCGGTGCAGAAGTCTACGGCCTCCTTGAGGGAGAACTCTTCAGCGGAGAAGTCAGACTTGTAGATTACGAGGTAGTCTCTCTGCTTCGCGAACTTCTCTACGTGGTGTATGAGTCCTGCATAGAGGAGGCAGGTAAGGGGGTTGAACAGCCGGATCTTCCCGTCCCACAGCTTGTTCTTGTACGCCGGCATGAACTTAGCGCCCGGCACCTCGAACGTAAAGTATACGCTGAGCTCCTGGGCGGTACTCGGCTCGCACCCTATCTTGATGTATGTCTCATCAAGCTTCTCTATCGTTAAATGTTCCATCACCCTCCCATAGTAAACTTGGCCCAGTCTATCGCGGCCTTTATCAAGAATCCCCTGTCTCGAAGACTCTTTATTATAGATTCTAGAAGCTCGACTTTCTCCTGCTGATAGCCTATCTTGAGGTTCAGCTCGATGATGTCGCGGTCTGCGTCCATGTACATCGGGATGTCCGGCTTGAGAATCAACCCCCTACCTGGAAGTGTCCAGCCCCTGTCCATCTGCTCCTTGCTGGGTCCCTGAGTATAGAACTCATACTTCTCGAGCTTGAGAGACTTGGCCGTGGACTCCAGCTTCTTGAGTACCAGCTTCTCGTCGACGTACATCCTGTAGTATTTATTATGCAGCTTGGGTACGTTCAGGCTCTCGTCTCCGAGCTCGGTCCTGTCTATGGAGGAGTCAGTCTTCCACTCATCAAATATCTCTTCGATCTTCATATACGGCTCCGCGCACTCTCTAATTATAGTATATCATACTTAGAGATAAATGTAAACTAGATTTTTTCGATCTTGTACTGTAAGAACTTAAACCCTACGCTGGCAGTGACGTAGTTTACAGTAGTGTCTGTAGTCTCAAAGGACATGCCGGACAGAGTATAGGGGTGAGCGTCCTCGAACGTCACTATGTAGTTCGGTACCTTGAGTGAGTTTGATATGAATAGCTGTACGTCTGAGTGTATGCCAAGGCCTTCGCCGGGGTTAGCCGCGGCTACGGCGGCGTACTCGTCGAAGCTCTCCGGCTTTCCGAGCCCCCTCAGCCAGTCGTGGATCTCAAGGTAGTTCTTTAGGTCCTCGTCGACCTTAAACTCGACCTCAAGGTTGCCGTACTGCAGGTGCTCGCCGGAGAAAGGGATGCTGACGAACGGGTTAGCCTGAGTATAAGAAGGAAGCATGATAGAAGGCATCTTGATTCCTTGTAAGAAGAAGTCAAGGTTCGGTGCCCTCTTGAGCTTAAAGTTAAAGTTTAATGGGCTGAGGAAGTTCTTGTTCTCAGGAGTCTGAGACAGTAATGTAGTAGCCATGCCGTCGTTTCCACTGTTAGATACTATCCTATTTATTCATGGCGGCATAGATGCTATTATAACAGGATCTACAGAAATGTCAACAAAAAAAGGGGAGCCGAAGCCCCCCTAATTCCGTCGGTTGACCCGATCTTTTTTTGATATCACATAAGGTTGTTAACGATGATACGACGATAGTACTTGTTCGTCGAGATAGCAAGGCGACCGTTCTGCTTGTTAAGACCTTCAGCGAATGGGTTTGCAACCATTCCGTAACGAGTCTTGAAGCCAATCTTTGGCTGGAAGCTAGTAGGATCGACTGCACGAACCATCTGAAGTGGAACGTATGGGCAGTAGAAGAGACCAGCGTCGAATGCGCTTGAACCCTTGTAACCTACGACCATGTAGTTACCACCGAGTGCGTATGGATCGATATAGACCTTCATACGACCGTTGAGAACACCAGCGAATGTATTGCCTGTGTCGTCAACTGCGAGGTTGTTGCTGTTGAGAGCAGGAGCGTAGTCGAGAACACCGGCCATCTGAAGTGCAGACGCTACGTCTGACGAGCAGATGAGGATGTTACCCTTACCACGACGGGTCTGCTTAGCGATCTGGTTAGCTTCACGCTCGAGCTGGAACATAAGACCCTTGAACTTCTCAACTGACCAACGACCGTTTGAGTCGGTATCAAGATCGAAGATACCAGCGGTTGTTGTGTTCTCAGCTGCACCCTGTTCAGCTGTGATGTTGATCGTACGAACGACTTCACGGTTGATTTCAGCGAGAATTTCTGCTGAAAGGATGTTTGCGAGTTCGGTCTCAGCGTCGAGGCCGTGAATTGCCTTAAGGTCCTGAGCGAGTTCCATTGAGTACTCAGCCTTGAGAGCACGTGACTTAGCAGTTACAGTTACCTTCTCGATCGAGAAAGCCATCTGAGCGAAGTCGGTGTTCTGATAGGTGCCGAGTGCTTCAGCCTGTGCCGTTGACATACCGGTACCGGTGTTATATGTACCGTATGTAGCAAGCGGTGTGGTGTTTGTAGCACCTGGGATAGTACCAGTGAATGCGCTTACGCTGTTGTTACCAGCGCCAAGACCAGCAGCTGAAGTGGTGTTGTTACCTGCAACCGTTGAGAACGCTGTATTGACTTCGTTGTAGAAGGTTTCGTTGTCCTGGTTACCTGCACCGTAGCCACCAGTGGTGTTAGCCTGTGTGCTGTACTTCGAGCGCATAGCGAAGATGAGGCCGGTTGGACCGGTCATCGGCTGAACGCCGCAGATGTCGTATGCGATGAGGTTAGGCATTGCACGACGTACGAGAGAGATAAGTACTGGGTCGAAGGTATCGATACCACCGGCACCAGCTGATGAAGAAGAACCACCCATGAAGTTTGCTGGGATTACTGAACCAGCAGTTGGTGTTTCCATAAGTGTCTGATACTGACCGTGTGCAGCAGACTCGACTAGAGCCTTCTGTGTATTCTCAAGCATAACTGCAGTAACGGAACGGCGATGAGCATCCTTAATTGGATTGAGCGCATCGTGGTCCAGTACTGGAGCCCACTTGTTTTGGATTTCCTCAGCTAGATACATTTATTGTCTCCTTTTTCTACTAGGATTTGTTTTATTTATAATAAAAATTATTTCTTAAGAGTTCTAGAGATTGCAGCGACGTAGCTGCTGACAGATGGGTCAACATACTTTGTCTGCTCAGAGATAGTATTACCTTCAAACGTCTCTTCGTCGATGTTCGTCGAAGCAGCAGGCTTCTTCTCTGAACTGAAGTACGTCTCCATTACTATCGCCAGCTTCTTAGCATACGTCTCAAGGTCTCCATCAAAGTCAACACCCTCGGCGAGAGCATTGAACTTTTCTTTCTCAGAAAGAGTAGTAAGAGAATCAGTGAACTCTTCTACCATTTCTTTACGATCGAACTCGGTGATGGCTCTCTTCATTTCGACGTTCTCTACGATCTGCTCATTGAGCTTAGCTTCTAGTTCGTCGACCTTCTCTGCTAGAGACTCTACTACATCGACTTTCTCTTCAGGAATATCGATATAGTGCTCTGCAAACAGGTTCTTCATACCGTCAATAAAGTCACTTACTAGCTCGTTGCGTAGTGACGACTCGACAGCTACCTTGTTCTCTTCCATCCAGTTCTCGACAACATAGTCAAGATAAGAATCGACCTTTGTGGTCATCTCTTCATTGATGTTCTGAATAGCTTCAGCGATAAGCTCAGAAGCTTCTTCGTTGAGGCGAGTAACTTCAAGCATTAGACGAGCATTTACTGCAGCTTCGAACAGTGTTGAAGCCTTATCCTTGAACTCTTCAGTAAGCTCTTCGCCGCTGAACATCTCTTCAACGTCTTCTCTAACGTTGATCTTTGGCATTGGCTGATTAGGAGCCGCTCCGCCCTTGCCAACAGCGTGTGATGGCTTCATGGCGATTGACTTCTCGTTGCTCATCTCGTGATTATCTACACCGTGTGTCTTGCCAGGGCCGAACACAGCCTGCTGACCTTCGAACCACTTAAGAAGATCTTTCTTAGGCATTACGTCGAGACCCTTAAGAACTGAAGTCATGACGTTGATGCGTGACTTAGGATCGTCAGTTACTGGACGTGAAGCTGGCTTGAGAGAGTCCTGAGCAAGAGTACCTTCGGCAATCTTCTT